CCACTTGAATATACTCTATACTCAAAAGTAATATCCCACATTGTAATATCGGAAATATCACCGCTACCTTGGTTTTTGGTTGTAATAGAGGTTAGGTGTGCTTTTGGAACATATCTACCGGCTCTTTTTAATGCAGCTTCATCGCCCGTTCCAAATGAAATACTATATGATTTGGCTTTACATATAAATCCATCATTCTGACCTGTAAAACTAACCGAGCCATATGCTCTACGTTGGTGTAGCCATTCTAACGCACGGGCTGATACTGAACTTCCAGCTATCCAACTTTCTCTGGCTGATAAAGTTCCTGCCGCACCAAAACCACCAGGAGTCAACATTCCCATAACTTATACTTGGTTTAATTCGTTAAACTGATTTACTATCTCTAATGTATTTGCAGGAATACGAATTTGTGAACCAATCGGAACTGACAAATCTCCTTTACCAATTCCGTTTGCTCTTGCGATAATCCACCAAAGAGTTGGGTCTTTATAATAAGTCCAAGCAAGATTATCCAATCGGTCAGATTCCATACCAATAATATATGTGTCCTCAACCGATGGTTCAATCACAGGATATTTTACAGTCTTGCGATATCTTTTACCCTTTTCGGTTTTTAGTATTTCTATGTCAGTATATCGTTCCATTATACTCTTGGTTCAAAAAATTTCGTTAATCCTTTAGATGAAGCCCCACTAAATTCGCTGTTGAAAGAGTATAGAGCAAGTCCATTTACATCGTATCTTCTACCACCAGCAGCAGTGCCAGGTAGTAATGTAAGCGAAATGTTTACATCAACACCCATAGGTAATTCACCCAACTGACCATCGTAGTTTAAGTCCCACGGATGGTCATCGTTATAAGTATAAGTTAATGCGGTAATAATTGAAGGAATTCCACTAGCACCTTGACCCCAAAGGTCACCCAATCTGAAAAATACCAACTGACCAGAATATGGTCCGCCTGAATAATCAGGTAATGTAAGTTTTGCAAGTTCTTGAACTTTCAACCACATATTTTTCATTTCCTTTCGTGAGTTTGCATAAACCTTAAAATTAAATGTTAGGGTTCGTTCAAATGACTCATACATATAACCTTGGTCAGCACGACCTGGGTATTTGATTGTATTATATGATGGTGAGAATGTTTCGGTAAGACCAGAAATGGTTGAACGGAATTGAATTATCTTTTGACCATTCTGAGCACCACCCCTATTATCATATGCAAAGAATAGGGTGACATAATCCGGCGATACAGTGCCAGGGTCATTAAATACTTTATTGTTAAGAGGGTCAACTGAAGTATCAAACGTAGACGCTTTGGTTGCGTTTAAAGTTTTTGGGTCTTTAACACTTAATGGATTTGGTATACTATAAACGTTGTGAATGTTTTCGGTTTTGTAATCTAAATTTGCAGCTAAATCCTTTTTAGTACCACTATCGTATAAATCCCTAAAATCAGTTGGAGCGGTAGTAGGATACCCTTCTGCTCTCTTTTTGATTTTTCCGTATGATAAAAATTCATAATCACCAATGTCAGGAGCTCCAGCGGAAAATCCTTCTGACTTTAATAAGTTTGGTTTGTTTTCGTTTTTGGTATCAATTGGAATTGGTGATTGTTCTAATGTTTGGTTTATTACACCAAATGTTAACTTGTCATCACCTATTGGTAATTTTGATTGGTAGGTGGATGCTCCAATTTCAAAAGTAAATGTATTACCAAATGTGTTTTGATTACTACGAGTTGTTGTAGTGACCCCAATACCATAAACTGAACCAAACCCACCACGAACATCAGTTGAAGTCGCAAATGGAAGTCCAGCGCCAGTAAAGTCTATTTGATTGTATAAATTTAAAATTTTACCTGAAGTATAACGACCTCTATCATCGCCTGGGAATACACCTTGTCTATCAGGTCTAAATCCGATGTGTTGACCTGCAATGGTAGCCAATAGATTTGTCGGAGTCCAAACCTTACCCCATCTCTGGCTTCTCTGCATTCCAACTTGTTTCAAAGCCCATACAATACCACGAGGTGTTAGTAAAAATTGACTTATTCTTGCAGCGTCAAACGCAGCTCTTACAGTAGAAGCAACAGTGCCGCCACGAACAAGAGACAATCCACCAAATCCGTAATTAAATTCTTTACCTTTACCATCTTGAATACCTGTAATGATAAATGGTTGTTTAATCATCCAAGTGTTGAACGAGTCTTCTTTTAACAATCCGTGAGAATTACCGCCTGATTTATTAGTTTTACCATTGTAGGTGTCTTTTAATAAGCTATCAGTATACTCTTTACCCAAACCATTGTCAAGTTGTAAAGATGTCTTATATGGGATTGGGGTTCCTCTTAATGAACGGATAGATGTTGTTGAATCAAATATAGTTCCAGCAGGATTAACACCCACAAACTTTGATGTAGTATCTATCTTTGGTGTAAATCCAACAGCATCATTATTTGTAAAAAAGTCAACAATACCATAATCCTTACCTTGTTGTTCTAAATTTGGGTCGAACTTGAAGGCGGTTGGGTCGGTTTCACCTTTGAACTTTTCAACATTGGAGTATCCTTGAGGAGTCGTTTCACCCTTAAATCTATCTCCTTGAGTAATGTTGGTTGTGTTGGTTTCACCTTTGAACTTTTCCGTTTGGTCTACTATGGTTGGCGTTGTTTCGCCTAAAAACTTTTCTTTGAGGGTTGTTTTGGTTGGTGTTGTTTCACCTTTAAACTTTTCTACTTGTGAATATAGGGTTGGCGTTGTTTCACCCTTAAACTTTTCTACTTGTGAATACAATGTAGGATTAGTTTCTCCTAAAAACTTTTCAGTTCGTTCTAAAGGTTTTACATCAGTTTCACCTTTGAACTTTTCAGCATTATTATATGGTTTGGGAGTCACGCCGGACTTTGTTGCAGTTTGACCTGGTCTTTGTGGTGATGATAAACCTTCTATAAGTTCTGATAGTGGTGTTTGGTTAACCTTTTTTGGAGTTTCTTGGCGTGGACTATCTACCAATGGTTTATCCACCGGCTTTCTCCACTTTGAAAGGTCTGATTTTAGGTCTACTAACGCCACTCTAATCCTTATCTATGTTGTCTTCGTACAGTTTCCATACGAGAGTTAGCTCTATTCATTTCCGTAACCAGTTTGTCGTTTACTTTAATAACTATTGGTTGTGATTGAATGTCTGAACGAAGTCCTTTAATCTCTTCTAGCAATGGGTCGTTTTCACCACCCCCACCACCACCAACAGCACTCAATGCGGTCATCGCTGCGGTAAACATACCCACAGCCACCATTGCAGGAGCAGCAGCGGTTCCAGCGATAGCAAAAGATGCTAAAGCGATAGAAAGGGAACCAAATCCAGCCGCCAAACTCATCAATCCAAGTCCCACTTCAGGACTTGCAATTTGTGCAATCTTAACAATAAAGTCTCCAAGTGAACCAACTACCGTAGAAATTGCTTCACCAATTGCTTTGATACCAGGAGCAGCCAATTTAAGAGCAAAACCAACTCCAACTAAACCAGCAGCCACTACACCTACACCAAGAGCAACCATAGGATTAGCAAAAGCAGCAAATCCACTTGCAATACCTTTTAAAGCACCACCGACACCTTTGCCCAATCCACCAATCATTTTTCCAACACCACCCCCAGCTTTTCCAACTCCACCTGCGGATGGGGCTGCAGCGGGTGTTGCTGCGGCTGCTTTTTTACCAAACAAACCACCAATGTTTGTATTACCACCTAAATTCTTTATCAAAGTCGTAGATGATGTTAAAAGTGGTAGCATTGAACTTAATGTGGCACCGGTACCTGTTAGAGCTGCTTTAACTTTTTCAATGTTTTTGGCACCATCTTCACCATAAGTGTCGGTCATTTTGTTCAAACCCTCTTGCTTCACCAACATATCGGTAAGTTCTTGTGTGGTCATACCAACAGCATCAGCGTATATTTTTTGTATACCCGGAGCCATATTACCAAATTCTTCAGCAGAACCTACTTGGTCAGTAATACTAGCGGCTAAGTCAGCAGCAGTTCCGTTTCCGTATTGGAATGCTGCAGCAGCATCTCTAATAGCAGCTGTGTTAATATCCATACCAAAAGCACGAGCCTTCATTTCTGCTCTGATTGAGGATTCAATATCCAACATATTTCCCGACACCGAATTCATCAACTCCATAGAAGCACCCTGCTTTTTTAATTCAGCGGTTTTTCTTGCAAGAACTTTAATTTCTTCTTTGGATTTACCAACTAACAAGTTAGCATTTTGACCCATTTCCTTAAACACTTCAGATGCGTTTACACCTGATTCTTGAGCGATGTCTTTAATCTCATCGGTCATTTGACGAGCATTACCACTTGCTGATTCCAAAATGGCGTTCATTTGAGCAGCACCAGCACCCTCACCCATCATTGCGGTCAATTCGGTGATGTTTTTCTGCATATCGCCTGTAATTACTCGTGTGGTTCCGTAGTATTCAGATGCGTCTTTTGCTGCATTAGCAAGAGCTTCACCACCATACAATAAACCCTCCATAGAGAACATCGCAGCCATTGTCTGACCACCAAGTCTGGCTGCTTCTGCAGCGGTAGCTCCGGTTTGAGTATAAAGTTCTTTTGCGAGACCAACCGTGGATTCAAACGCTGTGGTAATCATCTCACTTGCTTTTTGAACCAATATCATACCGGCTCCAAAAGCACTTCCGGCTTTTACCATTTGTCCCAAAGTTCCTAACGAACCCAATAGATTATCCTTGAACTCGGATTGCATATCCTTTATTTGTTCTTGGATGTCTTTTCGTTCTTTTTCTTTTTTGAGTAGGTCTTCGGTTAATTCAAATCGTTTTAACAAGTCATTGTTTAGTATTTTACCTTGTTTGACTTGCTCTTCAATGTATTCTTGTTTCTGGCGTTGAACTTCCAAAAGTTGGTCCTCAATAGAAGACATACCTTTTAAGGATTCTTTTAGTTTATTCATTTGGTCAGCAGACGCACGTGAAGTCGCCAATTGGTCTGACATAATATCAGAAATTGCTCTAAAGGTGTCACGGGCTTCTAAAGCCGCATCCCTCATTCTCCTTGTTTCATCAGCCGAAGACGCCATTTACTTACCTTTCAATAACCTTCTTAACACTATCAGGGATTTTATCATAACTTCCGTAGAAATCAATAAAATCTTGTTTTAAATTAGATTGTGTCTTTTTTAACTTGTCAGTAAGTTCTTTTGACTTTTTGTCTGCTTTTCTTTTGGATATGATATTTACAAGAGCATCAATGAAACCTTCATTGACACCCCTTGAGGTCAACACTTCTTTAAGTTTGGATGGTTTGATTTTACTCATTAATTACCTCGTGTTATATCCTATAAATATAGAAATACCCAACATTTAGGTTGGGTATTATCTTCTTGCCTTTGATTTTGCTTTTGCAATCTCTTTTTCTTGTATATTTCGTTCTTCTTTTTTGAATTCTATAATTTTCGTGACATAAAATTTACGAGCCCAAATCGGCATATTGTAAACATCACTAAAATTAAATCCACCATTTCCGTGATATATCAAATCAAATATATCCGTATGTAAATGTTTTCTATATTCAGGAGTTAGGCCAAAAAAAGGTGATGTCTAATGGTAGACCTATCTCCCTCCTCTCCCCTGTTTCTTCTGAAACAAATTCGTAAGTTAAGTCAATATCAGGAATAACCTCGGCAATATAACCTCTCAATGCTTTTGAATCAACAGCAAATAATTCATTATCTACAAAATGACTAATTAACTTTCGGTCAGACTCACCATCAACTGATAAAATCATAGTCTTTAAACGAGTTGTTAATTCTCGTGAAGTCTCATCCTTGATTTTGCGATTTGCCTTGGTAAGCTCTTCTACATCGTATTTTACTTTACGTTCTTTTGATTCAGTCATAGCCATAAAGGTCACGACTCTTTGTGAACGTGGGAGAGTAAATTCAAACTCGTTTCTATGAAGTTCTACTTGTGATGACCCATCATATTCCTTGTTTTGGAATTGTGTTAAATCAATCACATCTTTTTGCTTTTTACCACTAAATGGGTCGGTGATTTCTACTTCGTAGTCTTTACCATATCCCAAAATACGAGCAGCAATCATAATAGCGTTTTTATCACCCGTAACCAAGTCAACATACTTGATTGGGAGACCTTCACCATTTGATACGATTAGGGATTGAAACAATCGGTCAAGAACTGAACCATCTCTAATATACGATTGTGTTGTAAGAATATCTTCTTCTTTCGCAGTCATATATTTCATTTCAACTTTACCACTTGAAAGGGGATTATCTTTTGGGTAGATAAATCCTTTTGATGGTAGTTCAATGATTTCGGTTGGAAACTGATAATTTTTCAGTTCCTTAATCTCGTGTTGTTTTCGTAATTGTTCAACTACGTTTTCGTTTTCGTAGTCATCATTTAGATTTTGAGCCATAACTTATTCTTTTATTTGTTAGATACGAGTCCAAACACCAGCATCAAAAGTGTAAATACCACCACACCAATCTGAAGGGATTTCGGTCTCAACGTGGAGAACTTCATATCCACCATCCGTAGTGTAAGGACACTCGGTTAATTCAAAGCCTTCTACACCAGTTAAAGTAGCAGGTTCGCTTGCGTATAATGTTAAAGTACCCTGTGTCATAACACAATCAACTACATTATCAATAGTTCTTCTAACAATGTTTACCATTTTAAATCTCCGTTTTATTAAACTATCTATAAATATAGAACTAAAAGTTTTTAAAACAAAAAACCCCACCGAAGTGGGGTCTTTCAATTTTCAATCCTAAATTAGTATTGTAAGATAGCGTAATCGTAAGTCAATGTTAAATCTACAGTTGCTAAATCTTCACCTGTGTAATCCATATCAGAAAACTTTGCACTCTGAATATAAGCACCTTTCAATGTCCATTCTTCAACTTTATCACCAACTGGTCCTAATGAATTAAATACAATGTCTTTTTTGTAGAAGTCAGAATAACCATCACGACCCGTTACAGACTCGTGAGTCAAACGAACCCACTCCATCACAGCTTGAGCTGCTGAAGGAACTACTGCGTCATAAAGACTGATACTCAAATCTTGCCATTCTGAACGACCTTTTACATATCTACGAGTGTTGATATGGTCAATAGTTACCTTACCATTGTTAATTTCTGGTCTATTAGCCGCCTTGATGAGATATGCTGGGATTCCTTCCACATACATAATGAACCTGTTTGACATTTTTGGTTCAAAGTTTGTGAACATTATCTCCTGCGGTGTGAGTAAGTTTGCCATTTAAATTCTCCTAATCTTTCTTATAAATATACTATTCTTCAAATTATGCACCAGGGAAGGCAGCGCCCGTTGGTAGAATGTTGAAGTCCAAGACAATGAATTCAGCGGTCTTTGTAGGTTGTAGGTAAATTTCACCAATTAAGATGTTTCTATCAATCACATCAGGCGTGTTGTTGGTCTCATCCATTACTACACGGAATGCGTAAAGACCATTTCTTTGTTGGATTGATTCCAAATATGGGTTTACGATTGATAAGAATCGGTTTCTTGTAGCAGCGGTGTTTTGTTCAAATACCAAGTATCTTGTAGAAGAAGCGATGTATTTCTTAACAGCGATTAACAATCTACGAACGTTGATTCTATCCAAAGCGGATGGTTTAGCTTGTAAGGTCTTTTGACCAAATACAGTAGCACCTTGACCAGGGAATGTAGCGATTGGGTTTACACGACCTTCGTAAAGTGTGTCTCTTTCAGCGTGAGTCAAACGAGACTTAACTTCAATAACATCAGTTAAACCACCACGATTCAAACCTGCGGGAGCGTACCATTCAGCAGCAACCGAATCGTTGAAAGCGATTACACCAGGAAGTACAACACTTGGTGGAACCCAAACTGGCTTGTTTTTGTCAGTATCAAGGATTTTAACCCAAGGGTGGTAAGTAGCAACGTAGTTAGAGTCAAACGAAGTTAGAGCACTTACAACCGTTGCGTTTGAATCACCATATGCGCCAGCATCCATTACATAGAAACAATCTTGTCTATCTTCACACATATCTTTAGCGTACGTGGTTACTGAAGAGTGTAGTCTATGTAAGATACCCGGAGTGACAACCATATTGATGTCGAACTCATCAGGGTTAGAAATTGCGTTGATAGCTTTTCTCAAAGCAACCGTACCAGCAGCGGTAGCGGAAGAACAATCTAAACCTTGAGTGTTTGTAGCGCTGATAGAAGAACCAACGTTTACAACTCGGTTAGGTTCCCAACCATCAAAACCACCTTGGAATGGAACCATAAATTTCTTGTAGTTAACATCAGATGTCAAAGAAATTGTAGTACCATTTGAATGACAAGTAGCCAAGTCAAAATCAGTACCAACAGTTTCAGTATTACTTTCTGGTGTTGGTGTTAAGAAGTTTAAGTTGTCAGTTGTAGAAAAGTCGTATGAGTATCCAAGGAATACTTTAGTATTAGCAACATCACTTAAAGATTGAGACACAACGTAGGTTGGGTCTGGTAATGTATAACCACTATCAAGTGGTGAAGTTAATGCAGCAAATCCAAAAGGAACCAACGATGGGTCAATAGCACCATTTGTCACATCAGCAGCCATTTCAACACGGATATGAGCTGATGCGTTGTTGTAGTCACCATTTGTTGACAATTTACCATCAGCATCAACAGTGATATACTTGTCACCAATCACTCTTGCGATGTAGTTTGGTGAGTTAGGGTCAAGGTTAAGACCTGTGTATTCTTCAACAATGTTTGGTCTTGTATCAGTATCTTGAACACCTTGACCAAAGATAGAATATGGAACTTTAGCAGTATCTACTCTACGAAGTTGTAAAGTGAACGTTCCGTATTCAGAACCGGGAACTTCAGATGCTGGTTTGATATCTCTAATACCTACTTTGAACTCATAGTTCGTAGCAGTACCGTGCGAAAGAGTATGAATCTTAAATAAGTTTGTAGCAACACCACCAACTTTTTGTGATTTAATCCAAGGAGTAACGGCTTCAGAGTAAGCGGTAGTGTAATCAGTATCAGTTTGAACAATAGAAACTTTAACGTTTTCGCCCGTAGCAAATGATTGTGATTGGAACGTGGAGAAGTTCAAGTATGTGTAAGCTACTTTGGAAGATTTAGGAGCGAATCCATAAACTTTAGTAAAGTAGTTTTCAGAACTCGGGTTCATTGAAGCTGAAGTAGCGGTTGAAGAAACCGAACTACCAGTTAAAGTCAATATAAATGAAGAAGCACTTGCAGCACTATCTACTGTTGACAAGTCAAAATCACCACCATTTGTAGTTGTAGTTGGGTGTAATACAGCACCTACTTTAGTACCAGCTGATGATGACACTACTAATGCAAGTGTTGGTGCGGTGTAACCATTAGCACCTAACACTCTAACGATAGTTGCGTTTGAAGCGTCTTGTAAGTATGATTGTGCGGTATATGGAAGATAAGAATCTTCGGTCAAACCACCAAATTTTTGTTGGAACTCATTGAATGATTCTACCTTCGTTGGAACGAATGCAGGACCCTTAACAGTTTGTCCGATAAGAGCGCCACCAATCTCACCAATACCTTGTGGTAAAAATGAAAGGTCTTTTTCTCTCGTAAAGACGCCTGGACTAACAATTCTTTCAGCCATTATTTTCTCCTAATGTTCTATTTTTGGAATTTTCCTTACTAATAAATACCAAGAAAATTAGGGAAACACAATAATTATTGTTTAGGAGTAAAAGTGTTTTTCTCTAAATCTACAACACCCTCACCATACTTTTCTTTTAATTGTTGTGCGAGTTTACCCTCGTTTTCCTTTAAAGTATTGTAACGACTTACAAGTTGGTCTACTTCAGCGTTCAAAGCTTTGTAAACTTCCTCAAGTTGGAGCTTCTCAATTTCAATCTCACCCAATCTGGCTAATGATTGAAGCATTCCACCCTGCAACTCATTAATGTTCTTTACTTCTTCTTCGGTAAGTGATATAACTGTTTTTTCCATAATAAAATCTTTTTAATATAGTATAAATATCAAATTACAAATCGTAACTCTCATTCCATATGATTTTACCAACTGAATATGTTTTTCGTGTGTTGTTTTTAACACCTGCAAACTCCGGCAATAGGTATGCTTTCACTTGAAGGGTCACTTCTGACTTTACAATTCGGTCTTGACCTACTTCTTGAAGTGTTTCAAATGAGTATGAGTCAGCTTTAACCATAAATTTGTATCTATCACCAAAAGAACGACCTTGGAAAAACACAATTTGTTCTACAATCTTATTTACCTGCTCTTGGTAATCACACCAAATAATAGTGGAGTATTCAACATTTACATAATCCGGCTTCTCAACTGAATAATACTCTTTGGATGGTTTTTGACCTGTTAAAACTGAAAACTGGTCGTATCTATTGTCCCTTGTGTAGGTTCTTTCAAATACTTGATTTGCGTCTTCAGCATTTATAACCTTTAACTTGGCCATATCCGTATTTGGAGATAAAGAATTACGCTTGAACACAATTACGGGTGTTAAAATCATTCCATTTGGGTCTCTCATAAAAAGGTCTCTTTGAGCAGACTTCCATTTTTCTGGATTTGAATACATCACCGGTACTTGAACTAACTGACCACCCTCTTCTACCATTGGTCTTACATCTTTTTCCAAAAAATCTTTAAACGCAAGGTCAATGTCGTATAATCCAATTGAAATGTTTTTAACACTATCAGTATCTCTACGAACTTGATTAGCTTTGTTCAATACGGGATCATCTTGTGTAGAACTTTGAGTTCTTTTCAAGTCTGGTTTATTTGGGTCGGTCACTCTATAACGATTTGCCATTAGATTCCTACTGGTATTGTGTTAGTCGTACTATTTGAATTACCAAAACGATTGTCTACCAAATTAAGAGTAGTCTGGCGAGTCATATGTGCTGAACATACAATAGAAACATTATAACCTTGTTCAAGACCACCATCCCAATGTTCAGGGTTTTTACCAGCAAAGAATTGTGATTCGTTTATGGAGTCAACCATAAAATACTCATCATTCCAACTAATAATATCACCAACTTCAGGAAAAATGTCTTTATCATCGTTTAGAGTATCACGCAAAAATCTAAACTCAGCAGTTCTTGTGTAATACTGACCAAAATCATCGGAGACTTGTTCAATTGCGCTATACTCAATTAGAGCAGGAATTTTCACAGGATTATAGTATACCTTTTTGGTTCCTTCACCATATAAGTTGGTATTTGACTCATCTACAACCAACTTAAAGTAGTATACTTCAGTATCAATAATATCGTTGATAAGTTCCTTATTCAAAGTTCTGAATAGGGACATATCTCGTTGACCACCAAATAACGCCATCTTCTTATCCTATGTAAATTGGTCGTGGGATTCTTGCAAGTGTAGATTCAAGGAACTCAGCCTCATCTCTTTTTGCTTCCATAAGGGCTTTTTTGGATGTTGCTTCCAACATTTCTTTGAGTTGAGTTAGGAGTGCTTCTTTTTCAGTAGCAGCTTCATTTCGTAGGTCAGCTCCATCCAAAGTAATGTCTGCTCCCGGAATTGGAATAGCGGAGAACTTTGCACGAACAGCGCCAAGAACCTCTTTAGCCAAAGCGAGTGTATACTTGGTAATCCATTGTCTACCGGCTGAATTAATATCACTATATGATAGTCTTTCAAACGGAACATTTGAAAAATCACTAACCACATTTGACGCTGCAATTGGATTGTTTGCTTCAGTATCCAAAGTGTATTCAAAGAAAACCTTTACACCAGCATCACCCGAAACCGGTAATGGAAAGATTTTAATACGATTGTTTACTAATTGGAATGAGTATTGAGATTTACGAATTTGGTCGTTGAACTCAATTGCTTGTAAACGAAGTAAGTCATCATACATTGGCTGCATCATAAAGGATACACCCGGTGAGTAATTACCCCATCCAAACGTTTCCATCATTTGTTGCGAACCAAGACCCGTTCCTACGAATGGGTCAAAGTATCTTACGATTGCGGGTGGAGCTTCGTGGAATACCTTACGGATTGTAAGACCATTGGAAACCGAACCCGATTCAAGCGATACTACACTACTATCGTTTAGATTGTAAATTTGTTGACCCTCTACCATAGTGAAAGAGCCGGTGTAGTGCGTTATTCTACCACCACTCTTTGCTTCAGTTCCATAATCTTTAGCAAGGTTTACTACCCCTTGCATATTATTATTTAGTTGTTTATTAGCAAGAGTGTTATTTAAATCAGAACCTTGAAGTGATAAAAGGTTTTCTTTTGCACGATACTGATTAATTTGTGAAGAGTATTCGTTTGCTGCTTCTTCAAAACAAGCGAAGAAGTTGATATCTTGTAATTCAATATCAATAATTGGATAACCCAATCGGTTTGCGCACCAATTAGCTACATTATCAGCGTCTGATTTAAATACAGAATCACTATCAAAAAAACCAAATGGTGTTGGTTTGGTTGTAGATGAACCTGTATAATAAGACGCAGATACTGAAGAAAACGAACTACTACCCGGCCATATTGGAATTTGAATTGCCATTAACTCTCCTATTTATACCTCAATATATAAATAGTTAGTTTCTTAACTTAACTATTTTTAGGAACGTATATGTAATTCATCACACCTTCTTTATCAAAATACCGGGTGTGGTCCATCCACCAAGACAACTGATGTGAGTGTCCTTCTTCTTCAATCCAATCCCAATCTTCCACACCAAGTTCTTGGATACGATTGTGAATTTGAGTATCGTAGTAGTCTCTTATCAATCTTGCTCTGCGGTTGATATCAATTACATTTAAATCAACTGTTGATGTTTTGTTGTTATATTGTAAATACAAAACTTTTTTAATGTGTAGGAATTTTGTCACCAAGAATGTTTTTACAATCAGTTCATAATCATCTGCAACTGAAACATTTCGGTTATGTCCTTTTACTTGTGTGTATACATCATCTCTCCAAATACGAACGTGGTTCGGCATACCCATATTGTATCTGATAGTTTTAGGGTTTATTTCATTTGAAAATGTTCCTAATACTTTTTTACCATCAACATCAACCCATTCGTGATAACAATATGCCCAAGTAAATCCATTGTTCTGCCAATCACCATACCCATTTGGGTCAACTGGTCCGTATTGTCTGAATGTTCCATCTTCGTATAATTCAGTACAATCACTATAAACAAACCCAGCATCAGGATATTCCCTAATGCCATTTAAACAATCCTCAAATGTGGTAGAGGCTAATGCGTCATCGTGGTCTAATTCTACTAACCAAGTTCCATTACACAACATTGCTGCTCGGTGTTTTACCTCACCAACATTACCACCTGAGTTTGGAGATACTCGGTGTGGTTTTACACGATAGTCTTTACTTGCAATTTCTTTAAGATATTCCCAAGTTTTATAATCACCTTCGGGTGAATCATCAACCACTACCCATTCCCAATTTGGATATGTTTGATTTTTTAAAGATTCGTATGTTCTAAATATACGCTCGTTGGTTTTATATGCACCTGTAAATACTGAAAATAATGGTGTTTCTTTATCACCATAAACTTCCTTTATGGATTTACAACTCCAAAATGTTGACTGACATACAATATCATTTGCTAATATAACATCATTTGTTGGAAACTGAAAATCAACCCATTTAGACATAATGTATGGGTGGTCTTTATATTTTGATATTTCAGTATATAAATCTTTACCATTAAAGGTTATAATCACATCAGGATGGTACTTTGAAAAATCATCAAAAAAATTTGAATCATTTTCCATAGAGTATGCAATTACACCATCGTATAACCCCTCTTGAAAGTAAATGTCAGATTGTAGTTTTATTTCACCAAACCTATCCCAACCATAAACTAATGCGGTTGGTAATTTTGTTTTTCTCATAAACTAATGTTTATTTGTATGGTTCTCCACCTACCCAAAGTACAAAGGACTTACGAGTTCCCTTGGTTACCGGAGTCACTCTATGTAAAAAGAATGATGGGAAAACAACAGCAGCTCCGTGAAGTCGTTGTGCGTTTTTGTGTCCAGCGCCTAACATAAATTGTAAATCACCACCCTCATACTCATCCGGTGCTGATAGTTGAACCGTTACTGATACTTTTCTTTGATTTTGAATACCAATACCACAATCCATATGCCAGTCATAATGACCACCACCTTCATAGTATTCCGTGTACTGAATTGCTTCTCTCATAGTGGATAGGTCAAACTTCCACATTGTATCGTTTGCTTCTAAAATCAAATCGTGAAGTTTTTCGTAAACCCAAGACCATTCTGGTGTTTGAAAACACCACTTTATTTGAGACTTTCTATAAGTCTCTGATACATTAGAACTATCATCTTGACCTACCGCTGCTTTTTCAAACGATAATTGTGAAGTCATTTCTTCAATTTGTGATAATTCTTCCGGTGTGAATGCTGTGGGGAACCAATAGTAGTCAGTAAAATTTACATCCGACCTATATCCGTTTCTATCAAAACTAAAATTATTTTCCATAAAACCTTTTTTTGATAATAAATATCAATCCGAACTTTAATTAATACGAACCAGACCTATAAGTTTCAACAATAAAGAATTTTTGTCCCGAAGACCAACCATATTCTTTAAATGTTAATTTTTGTAGTGTATCATCCCATTCAAAATAACCACCAGATAAAGCAACACCTTGATATCCTTGAAGTCCCTGCTTTCCTTGAGCTCCAATTTCACCAACAAATCCTTGAGTTCCTTGAACTCCTTGGAAACCTTGAGCGCCAGTAGCACCAGCAAATCCTTGAGGACCATAATAACCTTGGTTTCCTTGTCTACCTTGTGGGCCCGTAGCACCCGCGTATCCATCAAATCCATAAGAACCACCCAAACCTTGCTTTCCTTGAGCACCAGTATCTCCAACAAAACCTTGTTTACCGGTATTACCTTGCGGTCCTTGATACCCATCAGGTCCTAATAAACCAGGGTCAAGACCTTGTTTACCTTGATTACCTTGAGGCCCTTGATAACCTTGATTTCCGGTAGCTCCAACATATCCTTGTTTACCTTGGCTTCCTTGTGGACCTCTATAACCATCCAAACCTAATAAGCCAGGATCAACACCTTGATAACCCTGCTTTCCTTGAATTCCTTGAAATCCTTGAGTGCCGGTATTACCAGCAAAACCTGTATTTCCTTGATTACCTTGAGGTCCTTGATAACCTTGAGCACCAGTAGCGCCCGCAAATCCTTGTGGTCCGTAATAACCTCGGTCTCCTTGATAACCTTGTAGGCCAGTATCGCCGGCAAGTCCTTGAGGACCTCTTGGACCCGTATAACCTTGGTTTCCTTGAGCACCGGTTGCGCCCACAATTCCTTGCTTACCTTGGCTTCCTTGTGGTCCTTGATATCCATCAGGTCCTAATAAGCCAGGGTCAAGACCTTGTTTACCTTGATTACCTTGAGGTCCTTGATAACCTTGATTTCCGGTAGCGCCCGCAAATCCTTGTGGTCCGTAATAACCTCGGTCACCTTGGTTTCCTTGAGCACCCGTATTACCTGCAGAACCTTGAGAACCCTGCGGACCTGTAAATCCTTGGTTTCCTTGATTACCCGTAGCTCCAGCAAAGCCCGTATTTCCTTGTGGACCCCTTGGGCCAGTATAACCTTGAGCACCAGCAGCACCCGCGTTTCCTTGGAAACCATAAGCACCTTGAGGACCAGTATAACCTTGAGCTCCGGTATTACCTACAAAACCTTGAGAACCTTGTGGGCCTGTAAATCCTTGGTTTCCTTGAGCACCTGTATTACCAACAAAACCTTGAGAACCTTGTGGGCCTGTAAATCCTTGTTTTCCTTGAGCGCCCGTAGCCCCAGCAAAGCCCGTATTTCCTTGTGGACCTCGTGGACCTTGATAACCCACTGCTCCGGTAGCACCCGCGTTTCCTTGGAAACCATAAGCACCTTGAGGACCAGTATAACCTTGAGCTCCGGTAGCTCCAGCAGCACCCGTTGGACCCGTAGCTCCTTGGGGACCGGTATAACCTTGAGCTCCGGTATTACCTACAAAACCTTGAGAACCTCTACTTCCTTGTGGGCCGGTATAGCCGGTTGGGCCGGTAGCTCCAGCAGCACCCGTTGGGCCGGTTGGACCGGTTGGGCCAGTATAACCTTGAGCCCCCGTAGCACCAGCGGGTCCTTGGAAACCTTTACCACCGCCAAGACCTTGAGCTCCTTGAGGACCGGTTGCTCCAGCGGGACCAGTTGCGCCAGTAGGACCAGTTGGGCCCGTATAACCTTGGGGACCCGTAGCTCCAGCATAACCTTGAGCTCCTTGTGGTCCTTTAAATCCTTGATATCCAGTTGGACCCGTTGCTCCAGCAGGACCAGTTGGGCCGGTTGGGCCAGTTGGGCCGGTTGCTCCTTGAGGACCTGTATTTCCTGCATAACCTTGTGGTCCTCTTGAACCTTGACCACCTTGAGCTCCGGTTGGACCCGTTGCTCCAGCAGGGCCTGTGGCTCCTTGTGGACCTGTGGCTCCTTGAGGACCTGTGGCTCCAGCGGGTCCTGTTGCGCCCGCTATACCACCATATCCATATGCGCCTAAATTATTACACCATTGAACAGTAGCACTACCACCATTTGAGTAAAATGATGAGTCCATATAGAATGTAGCACTTGTACCGTGGTTAACTTGTCTTTGAAGAACACCATCTAAAATATAATTTACAAATGTCCCATCGTAGTAAAGGATAAACACCGTAGATGTATTATAACCACCATAATATCCAATATAATTACAGTTTTCATAAATGTATATAGCACCACCAACCGCAGGATACCAAGCGTAGTCAAGAGAACAATATGATGCGTCTGTGGTTGGGTCGGTATTCAAACCTATCATTTTGTATGTGTTGGTTTCGCCGGCAGTAAATCTTACATATGCTCCAGCACCTCTACCATTATTAGAATATACACCAGCATCCCAACCACTATATCCTGCATTTTTTGTAAATGTATGAGAGTCGGTATTGTTGTTTGCAATACTAACACTTGCACCATTATTTGTAGAAGTATAACTACAACCACTTTGACCTTGGTATCCTTTACCACCACCAAGACCTTGTGGGCCGGTTGGGCCGGTTGGGCCAGTAGCTCCACTAAAACCAGTTGGACCTTGTGGACCAGTTCCACCTTGAGGACCAGTAGCTCCGGCAGGTCCCGTTGGACCAGTTCCACCTTGAGGACCTGTTGCTCCTTGTGGACCTGTATTTCCTGCAAATCCGGTTGGACCTTGTGCTCCTTGACCACCTTGACCACCTTGAGCTCCTGTATTTCCTGCAAAGCCGGTTGGTCCTTGAGGTCCTTTACCACCACTCAAACCCACAGCCCCAGCATATCCTTGGGGTCCTCTTGCTCCGGTTCCACCTTGACCTCCAGAATAACCGTATGGACCTGTTGCTCCGGATGGACCTGTGACGCCGGTTGGACCCGTTGGTCCTTGAGGACCTGTGTTTCCGGCTCTACCTTGGGGTCCTCGTGGACCAGTGACTCCGGTAGGACCTACCGCACCAGCAGGTCCGGTAAAGCCAGTTGGACCCGTGGGACCCGTACCGCCTGTACCGCCTGTAAATCCTCTTGGACCTTGTAAACCTTGTGGACCGGTTCCACCCGTAGCGCCTGAAAATCCTTGTAAACCTTGAGGACCAGTTGGACCCGTTGCGTAGTCTGGTTCACATTCTCCATTATAACCACAAGAAGTACCACAATCGGTATTAATAGCACCATTGGATTCCTCACACATATCACAAGTGTAATAACAATCACTACCACCAGCACCACTAGCTTGAAAACATTCGGAATTATTTGGGCCAGGATCACAAGGTTCCCAGTTATAACATCCTAAAGTCAAACTATCATTACAATCGTGAGTCCAATATGCAGGCGCATTGTGGATTACATATCCATTTACAAGGTAAACATCAAGGTCCTCAATGTTTAGATTTGAAGCGTCTTCTGGGTCTATGGTATATGCTTCGGTAATCAATTCATCTATAAAAGAAGAACCATTCCATTTTACTAAATGGTCTGAATTAAGGACTACCTCATTTGCTTTTTTAAATTTGTATACACCATCACCACCTTTTAACAAGATTTTTTGGTGAGGTGATACAATTAAATTACCATCATTAAATTCAATTTTTTCAATACCAGAACCAACAAATATATGTACTGCTTTAAGATTAGTTGCTTCTAATGTTGTAGATGATATATCAGTAGAGGTCCAAGTTTTCCAATCACCCTCACTCAATCCAAGTCCAGGCAAAGCAACACCTGCAACAACGGAAGAACCGCTAATGAGATTTTCAATAGCGGTTTCAGTTCCATCGTATAATCTGACTAATTGTCCGTTTTTAACACTCATAAGAGAACTTCTTTATTTTGGATTAGAATGAACCACTTACATACATATGGAGAATATAAGTAGCACCACCATTACTAAATGCTAAGTGACCTTTGGATGAGTTCCAAGTTAGTCCTGGCGATACACCCGCGATAGTTGTTCCTAAAGCAGGGGCTCCTTGTAAACCTTGATTACCTTGTAAACCTTGAGGACTAGCTCCTTGGAAACCTTGATTACCTTGGTTTCCTTGGTTTCCTTGTGGACTAGCCCCTTGTAAACCCTGATAACCTTGTGTTCCTTGGTTTCCTTGTAAACCTTGAGGTGATGCTCCTTGAACTCCTTGTGGTCCTTGAGCCCCCTGTAAACCTTGGAAACCTTGTGGACTTGCTCCTTGAAAACCTTGATTACCTTGAGCGCCTGTTGGACCTTGAGCACCTTGGGGTGAAGTTCCGGCTACACCTTGTAAACCTTGGTTTCCTTGATTACCTTGAGCTCCTTGTGGGCTGGCTCCTTGGAATCCCTGATTACCTTGAAATCCGGTAAGACCTTGTGGTCCTTGAGGTGAAGTTCCGGCAACACCCTGTAAACCTTGTGCTCCCTGCAATCCTTGAAAACCTTGCGGACTTGCTCCCTGTAAACCTTGGAAACCTTGAGCTCCGGTATTACCTTGGTTTCCTTGTGGACTTGCCCCTTGAAAACCTTGATAACCTTGGTTTCCTTGGTTTCCTTGTAAACCTTGTGGGCTAGCACCTTGATAACCTTGTAATCCCGTGGGGCCCTGATTACCTTGAGCACCTTGCGGACTTGCCCCTTGAAAACCTTGATTACCTTGAGCACCGGTTGGACCTTGAACACCTTGAGGTGAAGTTCCAGCTACACCTTGTAAACCTTGGTTTCCTTGATTACCTTGAGCCCCCTGTGGTGACGAGCCTTGAAAACCTTGATATCCTTGATTTCCTTGGTTTCCTTGTAAACCTTGTGGGCTTGCTCCTTGGAAACCTTGAGCGCCGGTATTACCCTGATTACCTTGAGCTCCTTGAGGACTTGCACCTTGTAAACCTTGGAAACCTTGTAAGCCCGTTGGACCTTGAGCACCTTGAGGTGAAGCCCCTTGGAAACCTTGATAACCTTGAGCTCCGGTATTACCCTGATTACCTTGTGGTGAAGCACCTTGAAACCCTTGAGCACCAGTATTACCCTGATTACCTTGTAAACCTTGAGGACTTGCTCCTTGGAAACCTTGAGCGCCGGTATTACCTTGATTACCCTGTAAACCCTGTGGTGATGCTCCTTGTAAACCTTGGAAACCTTGTAAGCCCGTTGGACCTTGAGCACCTTGAGGTGAAGCGCCTTGGAAACCTTGATAACCTTGAGCTCCGGTATTACCCTGATTACCTTGTGGTGAAGCTCCTTGTGGACCGGTAGGACCTTGAGCGCCGGTCGGACCTTGAGCACCTTGAGGTGAAGC